TGAAGAGTTAGAGAGTGAAAGTGAAGGTCTTGATGTTGCAGAAAAAGTAGTTACTCAAGCAGTAGCAACTCCTGCAGCAACTACCACTGTTGATTCTGATGAAGATGATGCACTATCCTACTTTCAAAAGTTAGCAGATAGTTAACTATATAATCGGATATTATCTCCGGTCACTAAGGTTCTACTTACAAATTGAGTAGAACCTTTTTTATTTGCCATGATTTCTTCTATATCATCAAATAGAATGTTTAAATAGATTGGTTTTAATAAGAAAATATTTCTCTTTTCATTATTTAATCTATCTTCGTGCATGTAATTTGTTATAGGCATTGCAACATCAGTTCTTATTACTTGTTGATTAGTAATTTCATCGAAAAATGAAACACTTTGTCCCACGCTTACCCTTGCACCAGATGGTATGATTATTGTTCCGTCGCTTGCCTTTACTTCTCTGGATTCATAGTGATGAATACCTGAGTACAACTTCTCTTCAGTGCCATATTTATCAGTGATATACCTATTAAAATCTGCTTGTGACAAAGGCCATTCGCTCTGAACATTTACGATATTATTTGAAAGCAAAACCACCCAGTCAAGAGTAGGATCTCCATAAATTAAATCTGCAACATTATCAGGTCTATCATCACCTAATACATCAAATTTAGAAAAGAAAGCAAGGTCTTGATATATATCCTCTCTTAATTTAGCTCTCTTGAATAAATTTTTTACTAAAGAGTAATCACCTTCATTAATGCCATCTCTGGTGCGATTAACGTATAAAAAATCTCCTAGATTTGAAAAATATGGATTTGGCATTTTAGAATCCTATTCCTTTCTTAGATGTTTGTCCTGCGAAATCTGGACTAAAGATCTCTGTGCTTAATTCCTCTACGGGTTTATTGGTATCATTATCGTAGTCATCATTATATAGTGCCTCTATTTCTTGGAAAGCAAGTGATAATGAATAAGAAACCATTGATGAATCCTCATAAGTCATGTAACTATTCTCAGGCATATAATTTACACCAGTTGATAATAGTGCACATTTTTTGATGCGAGGTAAAAACCTATGACGTGAGTTTCCTTTCATAAATTCAAGTCTGAATGTATTTGGTGCTCCTAAGAATATACCACCCGGAGTTCTTTGAGCAGCACTTGATTGCTTTAATGCTCTGATTATTTGTTGAACTTGTCTTGCCTCACCTGCATCTCTTGGACTTAAAAGAAACTGAAAAGTAAATGTTCTCAAAGCAGGCCCTTTAAAAAGTAATGCTAAGTTATTATTTAATATAGACCCCTGTGTTCTTGCTAATAATTCATCTGTATCGATACCAGTTGCACTACCTGTAATTAAGTTTGCAATTGCTTTTTTTGTATCAGGATCTTTAACGGTCTTTTTAAAAACTTCTACTGCAGATTTTCCACCCTCTTTTGTTCCTTCAAGTAAAAATTTCAATGCAACACCTGACACTCTTTTTTCAAGTGGGTTTAAAGTTCCTGATCCAAAGTTTACTTTGTTTTGATCAGTCACTCCATCAGGTATTGGTAAAATTATATGTCCTGCAAATGATTCTCCATACTCATCCGCATTTTGATTCTCTCCAGCTGCATATATTCGATCTTGATTCCTTTGAAAACTTTCTCTTACTCCATATCCAACATATGAACCTTGTTTGTTATTATATTTTGCTAACTCTGGAAATTTAACTGGATCAACATTAGGATAATCACTTGGCAAAAGTTGATTACCAGTTTTTTTTGAAATGAATTTCTCCCTTTTTGTATTACTTAAATTAGTTTTTCTCGGTTTAATTATTGATATTTTTAATTTATCTTGATTACTTTTTTGTATAAATGATGGATAGAACATGGTGCCATACTGACCTCTTGCCAATTTTGTATTTAATCTCGCTTGCTCAGCTTTGTTTTTAGCATCCTCTTCTTTTGCGTCAATTGAATCATCTTTATTGTTTCCTTTTTTCTTATTTGTAAAGTCAGCTACCCCACTTCTTACCTCAGAATTTTCATCCTTAACAATATCTCTTACTTGATTGCTTGAGTGATTTTTTATATCTTTAAGTCTTTTATCGTTTAAAAATCGTATGTCATATGCATTATCATTAAATTCAAATGATTTTTTATTTGGGTCTGTTGATCCTGTCGCTATTACAACTCCTCCTCCGTTAGCACCTAATTGACTTTTATTTACACCACCCAATTCTTCAAAAGCTTTCATGTCTTCTGTATTATTAAACAATATTACCTCTCTTTTATAATATGGATCTCCATTTGGACTTGTGCCATCCTGTGATAATCTGGTCACAGTATAATAATTTTGATCTCCTTCGGCACTCCTGCCCATCTGTTTCAGATATGAATTTTGTTTGCTTATTTGAAACGGATTTCCATCAGCAAACTTTTCTTCTACTACTGTATTATTTTTATGTTTTCCCATGTATCGACCTTTTTAATTATTTAGGAACTTCGCATAAGGAATTGCGAGAAGATCATCAAGTTCATTTGGTTGTACCACGTATAACTGACCTGCGAGTTCATTCCATGTGTAGTTACGATACTTTTGCCAATGAAAATTAAGACCACGGAAACCCCAACCAAATATGTCAGTGCAGGCTATAAGTGGATGTTGATCGTACGTAATGTTCGGAGTCTTTGGATTATATACAAAGGTATAAAAGTTTCCAACATCAGGTATTGGTGTCACAGTATCATTTAAAAGAGACATGATTTCTAGCATCATATCCTCTTGATCATTTGTTGGATTGTTTATGTTATTACCTTCGAGTCTACTCATCGGATTCCAAGTTCTTTCTCTGTGACTACTCTAAATTCAATACGATGATCTTCACAAAATTCTTTTGCAGCTTTCCACTTCGCTTGATTGACTGCATAGGTTACACACTCAGTAAGATATGATTTTGTTTTTCGACTTCTTGGTTTCGGAGGCATTGTTTGTTTATATGGTTTGACTTCAACCACATAAGTTTTAATGATATCATCCTTCTCTTTCACTTTTATTAAGTAGTCAGGATAATATTTGTGAACACGATTATCTTTTGGTGAAACATATGGTATGCTGAATTCTTCAGATGCCCATGATATAATACTATTATTCATATCACACCACTGACAAAACTTTCTCTCCCAACTACTGCGACAGATAATCATTTGCGAGTTGCCTTTATACTTGTGTGGATACACAGGAGAATACTTACTCTTTATACTCTCGCCCATAACTTGCCTACATAATATACAAGGTCAATCTATATTTATAAATGGCTATTATCCCACCACAGCGAAAATCGATATCTCAAGTAAAGGCACAGTTGTTGAATCCAGCGACAACTTCTCACTTTCAAGTGAGTGTGTCTTTTCAAGATCAAAGATTCAATCGTTTTAAACAAGAGATTGGTTTAAATTTAGATCAAGGAAGACTAAACTTATTATGCTCTGAAACAACTTTACCGGGATCTAGATTTTTGACATCTGAAATTAATAATAATATTCCGGGTGTAAGAGAGAGACATGTATATCGCAGAAGTTATGATGATCAAATTAATCTTACTTTTTATTGTGATGCAGATCAATATCTACCGATAAGATTTTTTGAAGCATGGATGAACTTTATATCAAACACCACAAACAGGGATGGTGATGAATTTGGAAGTGCTGAAAAAGAGAGTCATTTTTACAGGGTTAAATTTCCGAATGCTTATCAAAAAGGAAGTTTAGAGTTAACAAAGTTTGAGAAGAATTTAGATGAAAGAAGAAAGACGAGAACCATGACATATAAATTTGTCAATTGTTTTCCTCTCGCAATTAATTCAATGCCTGTTTCCTATGATTCATCCAACTTATTAAAATGTACAGTTGGTATGGCCTACTCAAGATATTTTATTGAGGACAGACCACTTGGAGTAATTCCAAGATTCATAAATGCACTTACAGGATAGGTGCTAAATAAACTTACTGAATTGTAACATTATGCCATTACCAAAAATTGCAACACCAAGTTATGAACTTGAATTACCATCGACAGGAAAGACAATACAATACAGACCTTTCTTAGTAAAGGAGGAAAAACTTCTTGTCATCGCTCTTGAAAGTGAGGATACAAAACAAATCACAAATGCAATCAAAGCTGTTATTAAATCATGTGTGTTAACAAAAGGAATCAAAGTTGAAACACTTCCCACATTTGACATTGAATATTTGTTTTTAAATATCCGTGGTAAATCAGTTGGTGAAGATATTGATGTAAATTTAATTTGCCCCGATGATAACGAGACTGAGGTCAGTGTATCTGTAAACCTTGATGATATAAAGGTTCAAAAACCTGAAGGTCATTCAAACCAAATCAAACTTGATAATAATTTAATGATGGAGTTGAAGTATCCATCACTCAATGAATTTATTAAAAATAATTTTGATCCAAATGATACCTCAAAAAATCCAATGGATCAATCGTTTGATTTAATTGGATCATGTATAAACAAAATATACAATCAAGATGAAGTATGGGCAGCTGCAGATTGTTCTAAAAAAGAAATCACTGATTTTTTAGATTCAATGAACTCAAGTCAATTTAAAGAAGTTGAAAAGTTTTTTGAAACGATGCCAAAGTTATCTCACACCTTAAAAGTTTTTAACCCTAAAACAAATGTAGAAAGTGATGTGGTGCTTGAGGGATTAGCATCTTTTTTCGGTTAGCCATGGCTCATAACAATCTGGAAAATTATTTCAGATTAAATTTTGCCATGATGCAGTACCATAAATATTCTTTGACTGAAATTGAAAATATGATACCTTGGGAACGAGATATCTATGTTGGATTATTACAATCACACCTTGAAGAGGAAAGGTTAAAGGAGCAACAAAGAAAAGCTAATGGATGAGATGAATCCAGCGTTTGAGAATTTTCTCAACAATATGTCAAGACTCGGTGGCACTCCCAGAGAGACAACGAGAAGGGTTTCTCCAGCAAAATTTTTAGGCACTGATGTCATAGCATCACAAGTTGCAATAAATTCAAGAAAAATAACAATATTAAAGAATGTAATTCAAGCAGGGAGGGTATCAACAGGATCAATGTTGGCATCTTTATCAGCTGGATCTGTAGGTGTTACAAAAGAAATCATGGACATCAAGGAAACGATGTCATCTATATTAGCAACATTGATTGCACAAGAAAAATTTGAAATGAGAAAATTCCTCGACACTCAAAGAAGAGAGGAAAATGCAAGAAGAAGAGGAAGGGAAACTGATTTAGAGCAAGAGAGACCAAATATCATAGAGAAAGGAGTTGATAAAGTATTACAACCAGTTAGAAATATATTTTCAAGAATCATAGGATTTTTTACAAAACTATTTCTGGGAAGAATATTAATTAAATTTTTAAATTTCTTTTCTAACCCTAGAAACGCGGGGATTCTT